GAGCTGAAATATTAGGTGCACCTGGTAGAGGTGGTGGTATTCGTGGAGCGTTGACCGCGGCTGCAAGACCATTAGCAAATTTAGGAGCTTCTTTAGGTTCTAGTATAGATGCAAGACAAACAGCAGCAGAAAAAACAAGAAGGCAAAACAGAGCTTTAGTTGCAGATTTAGCAGGTGATATTTATGCTACACAACAAAAAGGTAATCAAGAATACGCAAGAAAACAAGCAGTAGGTATAATCGAAAACATATTTAATCCAAAAATTAAAGCAGCGGAAGATGCTGGTAACGAAGAAGAAGCTAGAAGATTAAGAAAAGAACTAGAAGAAAAAACTATAGCGATTGCAACAGACAGCACACCAAGAAGTGAACAAGTTGTTAAAATAATGTTAGAATTAATTAAACAAGGTGAAATTGATGCAGCAGTAGCAGCTCAATTATTCCCTGAAATACAATCACTCTTACCTGATACAGAAGCTACAACAACAAAACCAGAATTAAAAGCTAAAGGTGGTAGAGTAGGAATGATGGAGGGTGGTGATTTATTAGAAGATAAAATGCAAGACCCACAAATACCATTAAGTTATAATGAATTAAGAGGAAGATTACCGGCGTCAATAGGTGATGACATTGTAAAATTATTATCAACTAGTTATGAAGCTTTAGCTGATTTCGCAGAAATTAGAACACAAGCTGACGTAGACAATTTCAACACAAGATATCAGGTACAGCTAGTATTACCACAGGAGGCGTAATGCCAAGAATTCCTAAAGAAGCTGACATTAAACAATATTTAATAGACGCTGATATTATCGAAGAAAGAAAAGAAAAACAAAAAAGTGGTTTAGTATTTAATCCTTTGTCTTTTTTAAGATTTGACCCTAAGATGGGTACATCAATAAGAATAAGAGAAAAGTTAGATTCTGAATTTGCAGAAGAAATAGAACCAGAAGGCACTGTTGATTTTGCAAAAGAGGTAGAAAGAGCTGGTGTTGATGGTCTTACAAGAGCTATAAAAGGTATTTTAGAAATACCGGCAGCAATAATTGATGGAGCTGCAAACACAAACTTAACTTCTAAACTAGATACAGTTACAAGAAAATTTTTACAAGAACACGGAAATCCAAAAACTTTTGCTGGTGATTTAGGATCTGTTCTTACTCAATATGGTGCACCAAGCACAATAGCTTTTAAAATTATAGGTAATGTTGGCAAGCTAAAAAAGATAAGAAAACTTGATGATTATTTAAAAAATAAATTTGGTAAAGTATATACTAAAACGGCAGGATCTGATCTTGCAAGAAGAGTTGGCCAAGGTGGTTTATCATTAGGAGCTGCAGACTTTCTTGTATCAGATGCAGATAGACCTACTTTATTTGTAGACAAAGTATCTGAAGAAGGAAAAACAGGTAGAGATCTTGCAGTAGCTAGACTTGCTAACAAAGTAAAATTTGCACAAGACGGAACTCTTTTAGGTGGTGGTATTCCATTAGCTGGAAAAGGTTTATCATTAGGAGCAAGATATGGTTTATTAAAACCAGGAGCTAAAATACTAGGTATAGGTGCTAAAGTTGCAGATGCTGTTGTTGTAAACCCATTATCTAAACTTTTAGCTAGAACACCTTTCTTACCTGAACTTACATCAGCAGTTAGATCATTACCTGGCAAAGCAAGAGAAGCAGCTGGCCTACCTCCTTTTGAACAATGGAGAATGTTTAGTGTAGACAACTCTGATCCATTAAGAAGAACATTAAAGAGAGTAGATAACTTTCTATCTTACCTAAGATCTATTGGTAAACAATCACCTGAACAAGCAAACGTAGCTTTTAGAGGTGAAAAAAGAATTATTGCACAAGCAAGAACCATGGAGAAATTATTAGATAGTGTAGAGAAAAGAGCTTACGATCTTGCTAAAGCAAATCAAAAATACTACGACTCATTAACAACATCACCAGCTTCAAGAGATAAATATTTAGATGAAGTATTAGAATTTTTAAAAGGTGAAAGACCTATTACACAAGTACAAGAACCATTACAGGCTACAGCTAAACAACTTGCAAATGTTTTAGATGAAACTAAAAAATTATACAGAGATTTATTACCTGATGACAAAGCAGCAGGATCTTTAAAAGAAATATTAACTAATAATTTAAAAGGCTACATGAGAAAGTCTTTTGCTGTATTTACAAACCCTAGTTACTCTGTATCTAGAAATAGTGAAGTATTTAAAAATGCAGTTGATTTTGTGAAAAAAATAAAAGACCCTGATCAAAAGAAAAGAGTTATCGCTAAAATGAGAGATAACCCTAACATGACAGCAGCTCAAGCCGCTAATGAAATAGCTGCAGAAAATGTAGAATCAATATTAAGATATGCAAAAACAGATAACAAAGATCCAATACAAATATTAACATCAATTGCAAAAAGAAAATTAGATATGGATAAGTTTATAGCAACAGGTGATGAACTACCTGATGTTATAAGAAAGTTATTAGGTGAAGAAAAGAATTTAAGAAATACAGTATTACAAACTGTATCTACTTTATCTACATCAAGCACAAACAAATTAATGTTTGACAGACTAGCTGAAATTTTAGTTAAACAAAAACAATTATTCAAAACAAGACAACAAGCTGAAAGAGGATTAAACATAGCTAGAGAAGGTGGTAAGATTAGAAGAATACCTATCTCAGCAGAAGTGCCAGGAGTTGGTTTATTAAAAACAAAACTATCTGGACTTTACGGACCAGCAGACAGAGTAAATCAAATACTTACACTAAAAGGACCTCTTGATGAACTTGCAACAATACCTGGTTACAAAAACTTTTTACAATTCAAAGTCGCAGCTCAATACGGAAAGACTGTATTATCACCAGCAACACAAACTAGAAACTTTTCTTCTGCTAGTTTTTTTGTACTAAACAGAGGATTGTTAGGTGGTAGATCATCTGTAACTGAATCAATTAAAATGACGGTAGATGACATCTTTAATGCTGGTAAAGGTGGTGCAGATTCAGAAAAAAAATTATTAGAGAGTATTGCAGAGGGTATCAAATACGGTGCTCTTGATGAAAACATTGTAGCATCAGAACTTAACGCTGTATTAAGAGCAATAAGAAAAGGTGCAATAAAAGATACAGATCAACTTACAGGATTTTTAGAAAAGAAAGGTTTGTTAAGAACAGCTAGTAGAATATATGCAGGTGGTGATAACGTTTGGAAATGGTATGCATACAACTGGTACAAATCATTCTTAAAAGATTATGCAAAAAATGATCTTGGTAGAATGAAAACTTGGTTTAGAGACGTAGCTGGTATGCGATTTGATCCTAAAGATTTATTAGGAAAGAAAAAAGGTGTAGAAGAAGCTATCAAAGAAGCAGCTGGTTGGTATGTAAGAAACACGATGCCTACATACAGTTTAGTTCCAAGACTTATACAAGCTGTAAGAGCTACACCACTTGGTAACTTCGTATCGTTTCCTGCTGAAATGATAAGAACAACAGCCAATACACTTAGAACAAACATGAGAGAAATATCATCTGACGACGTTATCCTGAGAGAGATGGGTTATCGAGGTGCTATGGGTCAGTTTGTAACTCTAGGTGGAGCGTCGATCGCGGCTAAAAAAATATATGGTGCACTCACAGGAGTTACTGAAGATGTGATGAATGCCTACAAAGATTATGTTGCACCGGACTTTCAAAGAAACTCTGATCTTATTGCAGTTACAAAACCAGAGAACGGTGTATTTAAAGTTGTAGATCTATCTACTTTTATGCCATACAACGCAGTAACAAGACCTATCGAAGCTATGTTTAATGCAATTAGAAGACAGAAACAAACACCACAATCTATTGATAGATTTTTATTAAACACTTTCTTTGGATCAGAAGGACCCATTGCTGAATTAATCGCTCCATTTGTTAATCAAACAATTGCTGCAGAAACTATATCTGAAGTTTTGAATAATAAGAAAAAAGAAGGTGGTCAGATTTATAGTGAACTAGATGACTTTCCAGAAGTGTTTGAAAAATCTTTTAAACACATAATTAAATCAGTTGAGCCTGGTGCTGTAACAACAGGTAGACAAGCTTATTATGGTTTTAGAGAACAATTAACACCAACAGGACAAAGTTATGATTTAGAAGATGTTCTATTAGGTTTAGGATCTGGTGTAAAACCACTTAGAATAGATCTAAAAAGAAGTTCAGACTTTATCATAGGTGATCTAAATAAAATTAGAACAGAAGCACCAAAGACAAGTCCTTTATATAGAAAGAATATGTCAAGAAGAGACATATTAGAAGAGTATGTAAATATACAAAGAAATGCTTTTAACGAGCAAGCTAGAATACATAAAGCTTTTGAGGCTATGAAAGATTTAAGTCTACCAGAAAAAGAAATAAGAAAAGAAATTATAAAAAGAAAATCAAACAAAAAATTAGGTTTCAAAGTATTAAAAGGTAAGTTTGAACCTATCAATTATTCTGTGCCTAGATTTAAAGACAAAATTAAAGAAGTTGAAAAAGATATAACTAGAAGAGGAAGAACACCTCAACTAAATAAAAATGATATGTTTCCAAGACAAAAATTAAATGAAATAAAAAGATTCTTGATGAATCAAGACTTAAATCAAATATTCCCATTTGATATAACAACAGATCCAGAACCAAGAGCGTCTGCACCAGAACCAACGGTACAACAAACATCTAGTATACAAACACCACCTTTACCAAAAACGCCAACACCTGTACAAAGTGTCAGAAATGTGGCGCCAATCAACCCAAATACTGGCTTGACAACAACAGAGACAGCGTTATTGTCTCCAGAAGAACAAGCAATTAGACTTAGACAAAGAACATAATGGCAATAGAACCTAAAAATACCCGTGAACATATTATATCCCTGTACGGACACGTTACAGGTGTTAAAAGAGATTTGTATCAAATCAAAAATAATCATCTTAAACACATGCATGCGGATATAGATAAATTGGGAGGTAAAGTAGACAAAATCTACTGGGTTCTTTTAGCTACTGTGGGGACGGTAGCATTATTCGTTTTAGATAAATTAGTAGGATGAAATTAACGGCTAACATAACTTTGGACGAGCTTACCAAGAGCCAAGTCGCTGAGAGGAAGGGAATCAATAACAATCCTAACCCAGCGCAAATAGAAAATTTAAAAGCATTAGCTACAAATATATTACAGCCAGTCAGATCACACTTTGATAAACCTTTAATTATTTCATCAGGGTTCCGTTGTGCACAGCTGTGCCTAGAGATAGGAAGTTCAGTTAACAGCCAACATGTAGCTGACAACAATGCAGCCGCGGCAGATTTTGAAATACCAGGTGTAGACAATAGAGAGCTAGCTCTTTACATCAAGAATGAACTTGATTATGACCAACTCATTTTAGAATTTTACAAAGATAACGAACCGACTTCGGGCTGGATTCACTGTTCGTATTCAACAGATCAAAATAGAAATCAATCGCTTAGAGCATTTAGAGAAGATGGCAAGGTAGTCTACAAACCTTGGTTAGAATAATTACTGATCTTCATCATTCCAACGTTCGTTTATTTTTTCAGCCATCCATACAGCGATAGGTATACAAACAATAAAAGTATATTCTGCTGCACGTAATATACTAACATCCCAAAGTTTCATTATAATGTGATGAATTAGTATTGGAGCAAATCCTCCTACACATAATAAAATTGCCATTCTAATATAAAAAGGAAACATCATTGTGGTGGGTTATCACTGCAAACATAACCAATGACTTGTTTACCTTTATACTCGTGGTAAACATGACTAGAAAACAGTTTACGTTTTTTCCTTTCTAAAACTTTTACATTGGTATGAAACCAAGTATCACAAGATTCAAATATCTCGAAGCTGTGTTGTTTAACATCTCCTATAGTTGTTAAATATAACAATGTAATAATAGTTATCTTTTCAAACATTAGATCCACTCTCGTAGTTCTTCATTTAATATCTCAGATGCTATGTCTATTTTTTTACGTAGAGCCTTTACAATTTTTTCATCTACGGTTTTTTCAGTCATTAGATCAACATATGTTACAGATTTTTTCTGACCTATCCTATGCGCTCTATCTTCTGACTGTAATCTTTTTTCTAAATCATAGCCGTTCGAATAATAAACAACTGTATTAGCCGATGTCAACGTAATACCATACCCGCCTGTCTGTGGGTTACCCACGAAGAAACGGACCGCGGATCGTGGATTTTGAAACTCTACAATATTCTTTTGTCTAGTTTCAGAATCGATAGCACCATAATAATCTACAACAGACTCTTCACCGTATTTTTTGATTATCTCTTTTACGATCTTTTCTATGTCGTAGATGTAGTTAGCCCAAATAATAACTTTACCTTCAACTTCTTCTAGAACATTCATCAGTTCTGTTATTCTATTATTCTTAATATCTTCTGTTTTACCATCATCAAGTTTAACATGACCACAAGTTATCTGATGTAATCTCATCATTTGAGTTAAGATGTGTGGAGCAGAAACTGTTTTACCTTTCAAAGCAGTTAATGCCAAAGATTTCATAGACTTGTAATGATCTTGTTGTTCAGGTGTAAGTTCTACATATCTTTTCATATAAATTTTATCAGGTAGATCTAAACAATCTTCTTTTAATACTCTGTATGAAAATGGTTTTAGATTATCAGATAGTTCATCTAGTCTTTGATAACTACCAACAATCTGAACTTGTCTACCACCAAAGTTTCTATTGACCATGTGAGCATATCTTTGTCTGAAAGCATAGTAACTACCAAAACCAAGCAAATGTTCATTCAAGAATCTGCATTGACTAAACAGATCTAGGGGTGATTTGGTGACCGGAGAACCCGTCAAAATACGTCTATAACGGGCCATAGGAGCCATTACAGTGATGGCTTTGGTTCTTTTGGCTGTAGGGGTCTTGATAGTTGTAGACTCGTCTATAGCCATCAATGCCTTGTGAGCACGTAAGAATTTTATGGCAAATTCTTGTCCTCTTTTTGTCGAAAATGCTTCAACATTCATAACAAGGATGTGAAGGTCATAGTCTACATTAAAAAGTGTCTGATACTCTTTATCCTTTGTCTTAGAATTAGAAGCAGTCCATAGTACAGATTTATAATTGATATGGCTAGGAATATGATTAGGTATTTCTTGTGAATACCAGTTGCGATACACACCTTTAGGAGCTATAATTAGCGCCGAATTTATTTTACCTTTATCATATAGCATAGCAATATTATCAATAAGAACTTTTGATTTACCTGTTCCCATTTCCATAAAGTATGCAAACTCATCTTTATCCCAAGATTTTTCTAATGCAGTTAATTGATGCCTATACGGCTTTGTTTTAAATTTATAGTTCATAATTTTTTATTCTTTCTAGTTGACATTCATATAGGAATCTATATATAGCTGTCAAGAGAATAATAGAATGAAGAATAAAATTTTTGAATTATACAAACCTAATTCTTTGAGAGAGTTTTTAGATTTTCAAAAAACTAATCCCGAAGAAAAATTTGTTTATGTGTTGCAACATCCACCAGCAAACATAAATATATTAGGTGCATCTGACTTTGGTTATCTTGTAATCTGTTTGCCTAATTATGGACCAGATTCACAGATAATATTTTCATCAAGTCCATTTGTTTTTAAGATGCAAAAAAATTTACGAGACTTTAGAGAACAAGACTATGTATTGCTCACAGGTGATCCAGCTATTATTGGTATATCTTGTGCAATCGTTTGTGATAAAACAAACGGAAAATTTAATCTCTTGAAATGGGATCGACGAGAGGCTAAATACTATCCAATAAATTTCGATCTCTATCAGAAAGGATAACGATGAGTATAGACTTTGAAAAAGACCAACAAAAAATAGCAGAGAATACAGATCTAAATGCTTTATCTGTACACGTAGAAAAAATTATTGATCTTGATAAACAAATTGAACATCAAGAAAATATAATGAAAGAATTAAAATCACAAAGAGATAGAATTAGTTCAGAGACGATCCCTGCAATATTAGCAGAACAAGGATTACAATCTTTGAAACTTGCCGACGGTACTGTATTAGAAATTAACAAAAAATACAGCTGCACTTTACCAAAAGATCCGCAGAGAAAAGCCGAGGCGTATAAATGGCTTCGTGATCAAGGACTGGACGACATTATAAAAAATGAAGTCGCAGTAACATTTGGTCGTGGGGAAGATAACAAGGCGAGCCAACTGGTAGACCTTGCGGTCGGAAATGGATATGAGCCAACTCAAAAAGAAAAGGTTGAGCCCATGACATTGAAGGCCCTATACAGGGAGCGTGTTGAGGCCGGCCTCGACATGCCTTCCGACATTTTTCATTTGTATATGAAAGATGAAACTAAAATGAAACGTTAAAGGAGAAACATGGCAAACGAAACGCGAACCGTGACAAAAAAAGAAGCAAACTTACCTGTTGCAGGTATGTTTGAACAAGACGCTTCACAAGGCTTAGAGAACATGGCGCAAGATGATCTTGCTCTTCCGTTCCTAAGAATCTTGGGACAGCTATCGCCACAAGTAAATAAGAGAGACGCAAAGTATGTAAAAGGTGCCGAACCAGGTATGATCTACAATACTGTGACTCACGAACTTTACGATGGCACAAAAGGAATCAATGTAGTTCCTTGTTTTTACAAGAGAGAATACATTGAATGGCAAGATAGAGGAGAGGGTTCTGGTGCACCTGTAGCAATACATGCTGCAAGTAGTGGCATCATCAACGAGGCAACTCGTGATTCAATCAATAAAGATAGATTGAAGAATGGAAACTATCTTGAGAACACTGCATCGTATTTTGTGATAGTGTCAAAAGACAACGGAGCAGAAACTGCTTTGATCACAATGAAATCGACACAGTTAAAAGTGAGTAAGAATTGGAACTCGATTATGAGTGGCATTAAGCTACAAGGTAAGAACGGATTGTTCACGCCTCCAATATGCTCGCACTTATACAACTTAAAAACAGTACAACAGTCTAACGACAAAGGTACATGGTTTGGTTGGGCTGTGTCTAAAATAGGTCCTATAGAAGATAAGGCCCTTTACGAGCAAGCAAAGAGTTTTGCGGAAAGTATTCAAAAAGGTGCTATCCAAGCGAAACATGGTGAAGAAGAGAATACGGAAAATAAAGTTCCGTTTTAAAGTTTCCACACGTGGAAAACCGGGGCGGCGATGGGAGACTGGAGCCGCCCCACTAGAATAAAAGAAATGATAGAGAAATTTGAAAATATATTTACGGGTTTAACAGTTGCGTACGGTCAATATCAAAAAGGAGATCGTAGCGAAAACGGTAAACAAAAAGGTAAAGCGTTTATTGTACGTAAAAAAGTTACAAAAGAATTATGGGACAATCATATTAAAGGTGTAGGTCCTGCACTTGGTATCATACCAATAACAGAAAAGAACGAGTGTAAATGGGGTTGTATTGATATCGATGAATATAATTTTAATCACAAAACATTAATCACAAACATTAGAAAATTAAAGTTTCCTTTGGTTGTTTGTCGTTCGAAGTCTGGTGGCGCGCATGTATTCTTGTTTACAAAAGATTATGTGCCTGCCATCAAGATGCAAACAACACTAAAAAAGATGGCGAAGAGTTTAGGTTATGAAGGTTCTGAAATATTCCCGAAGCAAACAGAAATACTCGTGGAACGTGGAGATACAGGTAACTTCTTAAATCTACCATACTACGATCAGATGAATGGATTGCGTTATGCAATCAATGATGAAGGTAAAGCTGCTACTTTAGAATCATTCTATTCTATGTATGACAAGTATGTACAAGAAGAACTGAAAGAAATTAAGATCGAAGAAGTAAAAGTTACTGATGTATTCAAAGAAGGTCCTCCTTGTTTAAATAAATTAGCAGTACAAGGTTTTGGAGAAGGAGCAAGAAACAATGCTCTGTTTAATATAGCAGTTTATTTCAAACAAGCATCACCTGACAGCTGGGAAGATGAATTAGTAAAAGCAAATCAAGAATACATGACACCACCTCTAAGTAATTCTGAGGTTCAACAATTAATTAAATCTGTAAATAGAAAAGGTTACGATAAATACAGATGTAAAGATGCTCCAATAAATTCTGTATGTAATTCTAGTTTATGTAGATTGAAAAAGTTTGGTGTTGGTTATGGAGAAGAAGAGATGCCGACTTTAGGTAGTCTTACAAAATATACATCAAGACCACCACAATGGTTTTTAAATGTAAATGATGACAGAATAGAATTAAAAACAGAACAGCTTTATAATGCAGGTTTGTTTGCACTAGCATGTTTAGATCAAGCTAACTTAATTGTTCCTGTGTTGAAACCAAAAGATTGGAAACAATATTATTTAAAACCATTACTAGATACAATTCAAGAAGTAGAACCATTAGAATCATTAGATGAAAAAAATATGATGATGTCTTTATTAGAAGAGTGGACTACAAACAGACAGAGCGCAAGAACACTAGACGATGTATTTAACAAACTTCCATATACAGATGAAGATAGAGAGTACACATATTTTAGAATGGAAGACTTTTATAATTTTTGTAAAAGAAATAACTGGGAGATGGATAAAACCAAAACAGGTAACCTATTAAAACAATTAGATGTTTTTGAAGAAGAAGCAAGAGTAAGAGTTAAGAAACAACAACCGAGACTTATAAAAATAAAAGCTTTGAAACCAGTTGAAGCTAGTATTTCAGAAGTAAAATATCAAGACAATCATTTCTAATGATAGGTATAAATTGGAAATACAGGTGGCATTTATTGAAAGATCAATTTGATATAGCTGAAGCAAAAATAAAAAGATTGGAAAGAAAAATAAAAAGATATGAAAACAATAATATTAGGTCCACCAGGAACAGGAAAAACAACAACACTGTTAAATCTAGTAGACGAATTTATACAAGACGGAGTGCGGCCTAGACAAATAGGTTACTTCTCTTTTACAAAAAAAGCAGCAGACGAAGCAGCTGAAAGAGCTGCAAATAAATTTGAACTAAATCTAGAGGAAGATTTAGAAAATTTTAAAACACTCCATGCTCTTGCATTCAAAAGATTAGGAATGAAAAGAGAGAAGATGATGTCTCCAGCAGACTACAAAGAGTTTGGTATTAAGTGTGGTATACCAATTAAGACAGCAAAGTATTCTTCAGAAGATGGTACATTTAATTCTGATAATGAATATCTTACAATCATAGAAACAGCTAGAGCAAAACAAATGAATCTTTTAGACTACTATGATTCTAGAAAAAATTTATTAGATGTAGAAAGAAACACACTTTATTTGATAGCTGAAGAACTAAAGAAATATAAAAAAGAAAAGATAAAAAAAGATTTTACAGATTTAATAGAACAATTTATTGAATCAGAAAACATTCCAAAATTTAAAGTATTGTTTATAGATGAAGCACAAGACTTGTCTTCTTTGCAGTGGACTATGGTTAGAAAGATGTGGAAGTATGCAGAGAAAACTTACATTGCAGGAGATGATGATCAAGCAATATTTAAATGGGCCGGTGCAGATGTAGATCACTTCATAGCATTGAAACAAGAGGTAGATAAAATAAAAGTATTAGAACAATCTTATCGTATACCTGGTGGTCCTATCCATGAATTATCACAAAAGATAATTAGAAATGTAGCAAATAGATTTGATAAAGAATACAAACCAAGAGATGAAGTAGGAATTTTAAAGAGATACTCTGACGTCACTCAGGTAGACATGTCATCAGGAGAATGGTTGGTGCTTTCTTCAGCTAATCATTTTCTTGATGGTGTGAAAGAACTATGTGAATTGAGAGGATGGTACTATGAACATAAAGGTAGAAACTCAATAGATACAAAACTATTGATGGCTATTCAAAACTGGGAACAGTGGAGAAAAGGGTCACAACTTACACATATAGAAATTAAAAATATATACAGATATTTAGGATCAAATGTATTGTCTGGTTTTAAATCGGGTAAAACCCTGCATTCTGATACAAATTATTTGATGAGGGATTGCAGAGCTGAACATGGTTTGGTTACAGAAGAAGTTTGGTATGATGCATTTGAAGGACTTGATACTTTCACAGAAAACTATATAAGGAATATGAGGGCAAACGGTGAGAAGATATCCGCTAATCCTCGAATAAAAATGTCAACAATACATGGAGCAAAAGGAGGAGAGGCACAAAAGGTTCTTATTTTACAAGATCTAACAAACGCAGCTTTAGAAACATTTCAGAATGATCCTGATGAATTACATAGATTATTTTATACAGGAACAACTAGAACTAAAAAAGAATTGCATATCGTAGATCCAAAAGACTTTGATCGTGCTTATTTATTATGACAGACGAAAGTATATTTAAAGACGTGAAGCCACAGAATAAACAAATAGGTGGATCTCATTACATGTATTTCAACATACAGCCGTACGAATTTATTTCTAAAAATAATCTCTCGTTCTTTCAGGGCTGTGTTGTGAAATACGTTTGTAGATACATGCACAAAAACGGAATAGAAGATCTTGATAAAATTATTCACTATTGTGAATTAGAGAAAAAGAAAATTTTAGATATGGATGAGAATAAATGATGGAGAGATTTTACATATTTTTATTATTTACATATATGTTTATTGCCATTGTGTATTATATTTTTTATGGTCAGTTTAATAAACACATACCATCAATGACAAAAGAAGAGTGGGACAGAAAACTATGAGATCTATACAACCTTCTTTGTTTATGCCACAGACAGAATGGGTGGTGCCTGATAGTTTAAAAGATCTATCAAAGTATGATGAGATAGCTGTAGACTTAGAAACAAATGATCCTGATCTTACAACAAAAGGATCTGGTAATGTTACAGGTAATGGAAATGTTGTAGGTATCGCAATAGCTGTAGAAGGCTGGTGTGGTTATTATCCTATCGCACACGAGAATGGTGGTAACATGGATAAAGGTCTTGTTGTATCATGGTTAAAAAATATTTTCTCAAAATCAGATAAAACATTTATTTTTCACAACGCAATGTACGATGTCTGTTGGTTGAGACAGATGGGTATAGAGATAAAAGGTAAAGTTGTTGATACAATGGTTGCAGCATCTTTAGTTGATGAGAATAGAATGTCATACACATTAAACTCTTTGTGTAAGTTTTATTTAAAACAAGGAAAGAATGAATCTATATTAATTAAGGCAGCTAAAGAATGGAATTTAGATCCTAAAAAAGAAATGTGGAGACTACCAGCAATGTATGTTGGTCAGTATGCAGAGAAAGATGCAGAACTAACTTTGAAACTTTGGGAAGTTTTACAAAGAGAAATGTATGTAGAGGATTTAAATAGTGTGTTTGATTTAGAAACAAAACTATTTCCTTGTCTTGTTGATATGAGATTCAAAGGTGTACGTGTAGATTTAGATAAAGCAGAAAAGATAAAAAATAAATTAGTTAAACAAGAACAAAAAATATTAAAAGAGATATACAAGAAAACAAAGATAGATGTAGAGATATGGGCAGCAGTTTCTATTGCAAAAGTATTTACAAAATTAAATTTACCTTTTGATAGAACAGAAAAGAGTGATGCACCTAGTTTTACTAAAAACTTTTTACAAAACCATCCTAATGAAATAGCTAGAAGTATTGCTGATGCCAGAGAAATAAATAAAGCTCACACTACATTTATAGATTCAATAACAAAACACGAACATAAAGGTAGAATACATGCAGATATAAATCAAATTAGATCTGATGATGGTGGTACAGTTACAGGTAGATTCAGTATGTCTAATCCAAACTTACAACAAATACCGGCTAGACATAAAGATTTAGGTCCTATGATTAGATCTATCTTTATACCTGAGAAAGATTGTAAATGGGGTACGTTTGATTATTCACAACAAGAACCTAGAATACTTGTGCATTACGCACAACTACAAAACCTACCAGGAGTTTATGATCTTGTAGATGCATACAAACAAGGTGATGCAGACTTTCACCAAGTTGTTGCAGATATGGCAGGTATAGAACGTAAACAAGCCAAGACAATAAATTTAGGTTTGATGTATGGTATGGGTAAAAATAAATTGATGGCAGAACTAGGTTTAGTAAAAAATTCTGCTGAGAAACTAATAAGACAATATCACATGAAAGCACCATTTGTTCGTAGTCTTATGGATGCTGTAACGAATAGAGCAGAGGATATTGGTAAGATTAGGACTCTTCTTGGTAGAGTGTGCCATTTTAATTTATGGCAACCTTTGCAATTTGGTATCAATAAACCTTTACCACGAGAAGAAGCTGAAAAGAAATATGCACCAAACGGTGAGCCTTTGAAGAGAGCATTTACATACAAAGCTCTTAACAGATTGATACAAGGTTCAGCTGCTGATATGACAAAAAAAGCTATGGTATCATTATATGAAAATGGTATAGTGCCACATATTCAAATTCACGATGAAGTAAATATATCTGTGGAGTCGGATAAAAAAGCTGAAGACATAATAAAAATTATGGAATCTGCTGTTACGTTAGAAGTTCCTAACAAAGTTGACTACGAAAAAGGAGATGATTGGGGACAAATACAATGAGGACTTATGGCTTATTTAAACGCGAACATACCACCAGAATATGCACAGATCAGAAGGGAGTATCTATATGACCTTAAGAAACATCATGGAGAAGTTGAAGACTGCATTATCTTTGGTCTTTCGGCTATTACGGGGCGTAGTATCCTTTTTCATTGTATTATGGAAAATGGAGCTATCTACTATCGTCTCCCGATATCTGCATTCATTCAAAGAGGGTTTAAACCGCAAGAAGTTCCTAGACGTAGACTTGACGAGTTACAGCTTTGGAATTGCTTTAGTTATTATCCTGCTGTGCATTCTTGGGATATTTTAGAAGCACAGGCCGGTAAATACATAGGAAAAGACAAGAAATGGCACCACGGTAAATACTTATTTACGGTTGACTTTGCCCACCCTGAAAGTAATATATTAGATACGGATCATTCAGAGATACCGCACGAGCACAAATGTGCTCACATCATAGCCCTAGATGATGGGAACTATGCAGCACAACCTAACAATAGATGTATTTGGGATATCCCATCATTTACTGTTAAAGATAGTGTACCTGATTGGAAAGTGCAAACATCTGAATGGAACGTTGAGAACACAAGTCAATGGAAAACAGAAGATACTGACAAGTTCTTCTATGAAATTGAGGAGAAAAAACATGATTGAAAAATGTAAAGCAGTTTGTTGCAAAGTTTGGGACAAAATCAAAGCTGTCTGGAACTGGATCGTGTCAAGATTCGACAGGTAATTTATGGCGCTAAAAATCGGAGAGGACCAAGCTGTACAGATGCCGATGAAGACGGTCATCAGTTTGATCGTGATCGTCGCCTTGGGCACGATGGGCTATTTCCAGATTGTAGAGCGTCTCAATGTTGCTGACACTAAAATTCAGATTATGGAAAAAGATCTGGAAGAGAACACGTTGTTCAGAATAAAATGGCCACGTGGTGAAATGGGATCTTTGCCCGCGGATAGCGAGCAATTCATGATGTTGGAGGATCTTTATAAGCAGGTAGATAAAATTAATAAACAATTAGATTCTATGATGAATAATAGAATTAATATTGAATTCTTACGAGGACAGATGGACAAAGTTCTTACAGATATTGAAGCGTTAAAAGATAAAAATAGAGAGATGTATTATACAAACGGAGCAAAAAATGGTAGCTGAAGTAGTAGCCCTTCTCATGTTTATAGGCCCTGATATCAAGGAGCATCGTATCCAGCCAGAGGGTATGGCCCAGTGCCTCCGCCATAAACGTATCGCGGAGAGACAGTTTAAGCCAAACATTCAATATAAATGCATACGATCTAAAGCAGAACTAGAAACAAATATTGATGGCACACAAGCAATCAAAAAATTAATATTACAGTAATGGAACCCATCTGTTATATTTTTATTATGCTGTGGCTCATGGGAGTGGCAGAATGATAGATACACTTTTTATAATTTTTCTGTTATTAATTATATTTTATTACGTTAAAAAAGACAGCGAATGAAATTTTTAAAAAGTTTAATAAAAGATATTGAAACAGACATAGGACAATGTCCTGAGTGTAATGAGAATGTAGTCTTTGTATCTATCGTGCGTGATTATTATAAATGCACAAATTGTGGTGAAGAGATAAAACAATATGTTAATGGCCACATAAAATATTTAGCCATGACTGAACAGGATAGATTATGGCTAAAAGAAAACCGCTCTTCGGAGTAAGTAACTACTCTAAAAGAACACCCAAGAAAAGACCTGGAGTTCATACTAAAAATCTGAACAAAAGAAAACCACACCGTAAGAAGTATAGAGGCCAGGGTCGTTAGTTTAGAACAATTCTAAGGTACGCTATGAAGTTTTTATTGGTAATATCGATCTGCTCACAAATACATCTAGAGTGTTTACCACCTATGGTACATGATGTGCATTTTAACACGCATTACGAGTGTGCAATGAAAGGATATAAAATAGCAAAAGACATGATGTCTGATTTGGGTCGAGACCATGTTAACCAAGACGGAATTGTAATCGCATTCAAATGTAAAATTAGTTCTGAAGTTTAGTGCTCGTCGGGCTAGAACAGCCCAACGAGCAAACAAAAGGTGTGAGAAGAGATCCTCTTTTTATACTAAAAAAATATTATTGACAAGTCTTGTTTTTTTAATATATATTCCCATATTCAGATGATAACAATAATACAAGAAAGGATAATATGAGGTATACTTATAAAGTAAGAGAGTTAACTGATGATAATAAACACATCACCAGAGAACAAACTAAACAAATTCTTAACAACTATCAATATTCTAGCATAGAAGCTGTATCGAATGTTGGAGAGGAAAAGGAGATGGAGGCCATGTCTTTTAAGAAATTAAAAGCCAAACTTGATCCAAAAAAAGAATATTTAGTAATGTATACAAATAAACATGGTAATTACATATCAACAATAACAAATGGGAAGGAGAACAAATAATGGCTGATCCAGCTAAATATAAGTCATTGTCAGTAAAACATGAAGATTGGAAAGAACTAGGTATATTGGCAAATAAGACTGATAGAACAAGATCATCTATGATAGGTAGATTGATTAGATTCTTTAAAGAGAATAAAGGAAACGGTAAAAAGAATGGCAAATAGAGAACAAATAACTTGTCCAACTTGTAAAGGTAATGGCTTTTACAGAGTGCCATACCACTTGACTCACGAAGAAACGATTGCGCAATGTGATGATTGTAATAGACAAGGTTTTTTATACGTAGAAGACAAACTTGAACCTAAAGAATTGAGGGATAAAGGTGTCATTTAAAAATAAAGTTGACCGAGATAGGGGTACAAGTGACGCCACTGGCGCTCCTCTGGACCTAAGCGATAATGCGAAAGCTAGCGACGAAGCTCGGATATCAGACGGGGCGAGTTCCAATGCGCAAGGAAGCCCCTTCGATATAGAGAGAAGAAAATATTTAAAATTTTTAAGGAGGTTCTTCAAAGGTGACGATTCCAGATCTAATTGATGAATGTAAATATAAAATGAAAAAATTTTTAGATAAAATCTATTCTATAATTGAAACAACAGGCAGTCGCATGAGTGTGTATGCTTGGAACAAACGATGGAGGAACCGTGAAAAAGGAACAGGTTACGCGAAGAAACCCAGTAGCGAAGTCTTTAAACCAAAATCGACACAAGACGATTGCCAATAAAAAGAAGGAACAAGAAAAGAAAAGAGAGAAGAGTATGAGAGACTTATACAGATTAGAGTATTTAAGGTGAGTGAGATAGTAGATTCTTATGTAGCCGGACTCTTTGATGGTGAGGGTTCATGTCAATTTAAAGTAAGACCTGAAACTAAAAGAGGAGGTAGAAGGTATAATTGTCTTATTTGTGTATTAGAAATGTCAATGACAGATGAGAAAACTGTACGATTCTTACATGAACATTTAAAAGAAGGAACTGTAAATTTAAATATTAAGAATAAGTCTCCTAGTTCTCAACCTCACTGGAAAGATCAATGGCGTTGGAGATGTAGTTACCGTCAAGCTTATCGAGTCGCTAAAAGATTGTATCCTTACGCTATTACTAAAAAACATAAACTAAAGGAGATAATAAAACATTATGAAAAAGATAGATAAATTTATATACCCTGGAACACACCGAGAACTTGTAGATGGTAAACGACACTATGTTATAGGTGAAGAAAAACTACCATCAGTTACGACTATACTATCTCAGACTCAGAGCGAAGAGAAAAGAAGGAGTCTAGCGGCGTGGTACGCGAGAGAAGGTAAGGAGAGAGCGAACAAAATTAAAACACGTGCCGCGAATCGTGGATCGACGATGCATAAGATTCTCGAACACAAGATACTAGGTCAAGAACACGCTGACCTTACGGAACTTGGACAAGAAGCCATGAAGATGGCAGAACGGATCGCGGAGCGTGGATTGTGTAATGTTACAGAATATTACGGAACTGAAGTCAATGTCTATTATCCTGGATTGTATGCAGGCCAAACAGATTTAGCTTGTGTCCATAATGGGTCAGATGCGATTGTTGACTTTAAACAAACCAACAAACCAAAACAAAAAGAATGGATCACAGACTATTTCTTACAGGGCGCAGCATATTGTATGGCCCATGATGCAGTTTATGATACCAGTATTGATAAGTTTGTTGTAATGATGTGTAGTCCTGATCCCTACTATCAAGAGTTTATTATTCAAGGATCAGAACTAAAAAAATATAAATATGAATGGTTAAGGAGGTTAGATCAATATCATGCTAGTAAAAAAATTGATAGTTAGACTACGTATGTGGTATGCCGATATAAGAGGACACCATGGCAAGCGTTGGAACTATGAACCAGGCGATTGGTACATGGGCAGACACAGAAGGAGGAAATAGTGTACGTAAAATACTTACAAGAATACTTAGATAAATTTACTGATGGCAAGAAAGGTAATGCAATCAGCAATGCCAGAGCATACATAGAAATGGACGATGGTTCTCTGAGAGAGATAAGAAGAATAGAGGTGCTGGAGTCTACGCTTATTGGCGATACATCTGTTCTTGTCGCATTTAAGACAGATAAAGAACAAAAAATTGCCATAAAGTCACCAACTTTCAAGAAAACTTGATTGTTGTTCCGTACATAAGGGAGATTTTAGGGGGTATTATTTTTTTTAAAAATAAAAAAAACCTCGTGGCACACTTGGCACACCCCTTTTTTAAGCTAAAAGTGTTGGTATTATTGACTAATAGCTGTGCCAAGCCCTTTGGCACAGTTGGCACAAATGGTGATTTTATTGACTTTTTTGCATATATGCCTTGGCACACTTCCCTACTTGACGCGCGAGGCAAATTTTTATTTCAGAAAAAACTTTATAGGGGCAAAAATTCCCCTTATATAGAAATATGACTAAGAGACGTAAGAAATCAAAATATAAGTGTGCTGTAATTAACAAGAAGCGATATTACTTCTACTCCATACGTTGGCTGGATATCACCGGCGATGCAGCTCACGCTACAGTCGATGAGTTCGATAGGTTCTTGCCTTGTGTTATGATAACTCAAGCCTACGTATACAAAAAAGATAAAAAACATTTGTGGACCTTTAGTTCTTATGATCAGAATGATGAAGTGTTTTCTGATCGGAATGTATTCCCTCTTGGGGTGATTCAGAAGATGGAGAAGGTTCGACTGTAATCAGTCTATTTTCATCTAGAATCTGTTTCATTTTGTTTTCTAATTCCTCCTCAGACAGTCTATCAATATTTCCTGTATGCATAATCAATTTCTGATCAACATACAATCCAGCAGCTTTACCTCTAGCTATCTCTGCATTTGTTGCAGCAGCCCAGGCACCTTTACCTCTTGCTTCATCTCTGATTCTTGATAGTTCTGCAATGTGCTTTTCAAACGTCACACCGTATTTCTCTTGGACTTCAGCTCTTAACTCATTGATATATTTTACAACCAATGGAAAGTATTTTGGATTTCTCATTTCAGACGCAGCTTTTCTTGCTCTTGTCTTGTATCCAGCTTCAAAAGCACACTCAGCTGGAGATTTACGTCCTTCATTGTAAACAAGCAGTTCCGCAAACTTCCGTTGTTGTTCTGTAAGTCTCTTTTCTTGTGACATAATCATAATTACTATTGCAAAAAACACTGAAATGCAATACGCTAAATTCCGGTGAAAGAAGAGTCAAAATTTTGGAAAGAAGTTAAGAAAAACACACCTGTAT